CGCGATGGTTGACCGCGATCACCCGCAGGTCGATGCCTGCTTGGCGGAAGCGCGCCCCGAGCGACTCGGTGACTACCCCGAACCCTGTGTGGCTGTAGTGGCCGAAGATGAGCAGCCTCACAGGACCGCCTCGAACATCCGCCGGATCGCCTGTTCCTCTTCGTCGAAGTCGACGACCTCGCGGAAGCGGGCGGCGGCGTTCTCACCCATCCGCAGGCGCAGGTCGGGGTCGTTGTACAGGCGGTCGATGATGCCGGCGACCTCGTCGGGCGACTTGTCGGTCAGGTCGAACGACGTGACGCCTTCCTGCCACAGCGGACCGGCCAGCTGGTTCTTGTAGTACCACTCATGCCCGACGACAGGCCGCCCTACCGCGAACCAGTCGTGGATGACGTGGCCGAACCCATCCGACCATTGCTTGGTGTGCCAGGCGATGTCCGAGGCGCGCATCGCATCGCCCACCGCGGAGCACTTGTCGATGTTGCCGCAGGCGTATTCGTCCTCGGGCACCGAGCCATATGCGCCATATACCCGCCAGTCGTATTGCGGCCTGATCCCCGCTACAGACTTCCAGCCCGCGTAGGCATTGACGTTCTCGGGGAAGCAGTTGACGAACGACGAGACGCGCATCGGCGTGAACTTCACCGACAGCGGGTCAGGCGGCTCGTGGCGGAAGTCCTCGAGGCTGAACTCTTGGTGGACCACGACGTGTGGCTTGTCCACCGGAGCCGGCAGGATGCTGGTGACGATGCCGAAGTCGGCGAGGTCCCAGCGATCCTCGGCCATGTCGATCGGCGAGAAGCGCACGTTCCCCAGATGGAGACCGAACTTGGCGCCGACCTCCTGCGCGAAGCGGTGGAGACCTTCGTGGTTGTGGGCCACCGACGCCATGACGATGTCGGGCGGGAATGCCCGGGCCTCTTCGAGGGTGATGAGCTTCTGCCAGCGGTCGTGACTCGGGTCATACCGCAGCTTGGGGAACACGCCTTCCTTGTCGGTGTCCCAATGCTGGAGGTACTGGCGCGCGACCGCGTCGCCGTGCCATGGCCGTTCGAAGTTCCAGTACTCGGCGTCGAACCATTCCATGCCGATCGGCCGGACGAGTTCCCAGCCGAGCCGTTCGCACAGGAGCTCGAGCGACTCCCAGAGGTCGTGGTGGTGGTAGTCGGCAAGGAGCCTCATGACAGGAACTCGCGCCACTGCGCACCGACGGTCGCGACGTCGAACAGTTCGATGGCCCGCGCCCGCTGCTCGGCTCCGCGCCGCGCGGCGTACTCGTGGCTCCGCAGGTATGCATCGAGCGGGATGTGATGGAGCAACAGCCCCGGGTTGGCGATGTCCTCCGCCTCGGAGATGTCTGCCACCCACTGCCAGTCGAGCGATGGCGGCAGCAGGCCGAAGGCCACCACCGGCACGCCCGACAGCATCGCCTCGATGAGCCCGAGCGTGTAGCTGGCCGGGATCGTGCCCGTGTAGAAGTAGGTGCGGATGCGCCGCAGGTACTCCAGCATGTCGGGGTACGACAGAGCCCCCACCCCACCGGGCAGGTGCTCGGAGCCCTTGCCGGCGGGCATCGTCGGCAGGCCGTCGGTGTACTTGCGCCAGGAGCCGAGACCCGTCGAGTCGCCCCGCGCGAGCATGTCCTGGGTGAGGTTGCCGACGACCTGCCAGTCACCGACATAGGGCCCGTAGTCGTCGGGGTACTTGCCGAACCTGATGACCGCATCCTCACCGGCGAAGCAGCCGACCTTCTCGAAGGCCAGCCGTTCCTTCGGCGAGTAGCGGACGATCTGCAGGCCCTTGAAGCCCGCCATGAACTCTTCGAGCCGCGGGTCGGATTGGCCGCAGGTGCGCCATATCACGCGCTTGTGCCTGATGCGTTCCCACTGCCCGCCGATCCAGCGATCGGGGAAGTGGTGGACGATGATGGCGTCCGCCCAGTCGATGATGTCGTCGTGGAGCGCCGCCTTGCCCCAGTCGATGGCGGGGCCAGGGTCGCCACGCTCGGCGCGCACCTCGTGAAGGCGGGCTACGAGGTCCGGGTGATGCGGCGCATCTGGGAGCGGGGGTCGGATGCCCTCTCCTTCCGTACCCGGCACCTCGTAGCCGCCGGGGGCGAAGCAGTCGAAGCCCAAGTCGGTGAACATCCGCAGGTCGTCGTACTCGGCGACCGCGTGGCTGGCGAGCAGGACGATGTTCACCGCGGCACCGCCTTGAACGGCCCGCCGCCGATGCCCTGCTCCCACGTCACGACGTGGGTCTTGCTTAGTTGCTTGGCGAACGACTCGGGACTCCCGTCCCGCTCGTGCCATTCGCCCTCGATGATCCCGATCTTCGCGAGCCCCGGTCCCTTGAAGAAGCGGTGCTCGGCGCCCTCGCAGTCGGTCTTGACCCAGACGAAGCCCTGACCCTGCAGCATCTCGTCGCTGAGTATCCAGTCGAGGGTGAACGCCCGTACCGTCGCGGACTTCTTGTCGCCCGGAGCATCAAGCCACGGGGTGACGCTGCCGATATAGGCGTGCGTCTCTGCGACCTCCGACCCGGTATAGCCGTACTCGATGTCGATGGTGTCGTTGTGATCCCATGCCGCACCGTTCAGCGCAGTGCAGCGGTCCCTGACTCCGTTGAGGGACAGGTTCTCGCGCAACAGATGGTAGTTGTCGGGCACCGCCTCGATGGCGACGACCTGGAGCTCGGGGTTGTCCAGCAGCAGCGGCACCGTGACCGAGCCGATGTGCGCGCCGACGTCCAGCGCCCAGCCGGTCAACCCGGACGGGAGGTGGTACTCATCGACGAGGTTGCCCCACAGCCTATTGGATGCCCCGACCGTCGCGAGGTCGGATGTGCCGGATCGGGTCTTGAACTTGGCCGGGTTGCCGTGCGGCGTCTCGACCTCGTGTAGCTCGATGGTCTCCGGCTGCTTCTGGCGCCGGATGGCTTCGGACGTCCTCTCGAACGCCGCGTCTTCGTCTTGGGGTTCCACGGCTGAGCGCCTCCGTGTCTGAGCGCAAGTGAGGAGAGCCGGGCGCGGCGCTCATACGCGCCCGGCTCCATGTAATGGGGTCCTCGGCTAGATGCCGATGACCTTCTGGACGCGACCCGAGCGGACGTACGGCTCGGCGTTGAAGCCGAACTCCTCTTCCGCGCGGAACCCGGTGACGTTCTGGTCGAAGCGGTTGCCCGCGTCGCTGACGTCGATCCGGAAGCTCTGGCCGGTGTAGATGTCGACCTCGGACCGCTCGATGATGAGCGCCGTGCCGATCTGGGCCGCCGGCCAGTAGGCGTCACGTCGGACCGGGACACCCCAGACCGTCGGGCCCGGAGGGCTGCCGGCCGCGCCTGCCGCGGGGTCGAACGCCCAGCCGCCGGAACCTGACGCGCCGAGTGTCTCGGTCGCCATCTCCCAGTAGTCGGTCGGGTGCATGACCACGCACAGGTTCGACTCGGACGCGATGATCCCGCGCGCTTCCAGCGCGGAGATGCCGCGACCGATGGCAGCGGCTCGCGACTCGGACGACAGGGTCGTCTTGAAGGCCGCCGGGTCGCCGTAGGCGAGGAAGGCCTGGAAGAAGCCCAACGGCTGGGACGAGCCGGTGCCGTTGGTGATGTAGGTCGCCTCGAGCGCGGCGATCGACTTGGACAGGCGGCGGCGTGCAGCGGCTTCGGCCTGTCCATTGGACTGGCGGAGCAGCTGGTTGCCGACGTCGGCGATCTGGGCGATGGTGTAGAGCGTCGCGGTGGCCCGTGCGAACTGGAAGTCGCGCACGTCCTTGTTGGAACCGTAGGCGCCCTGCAGCAGCGCCGCAGTGATGCCGGTGAGCTCGTAGGGGATGTCCACGCCGGCGCCGGTCACACCGTCGACGACGTTGAACAGCTCGCGGTAGATGTTGTTCTGCGCCAGTGCGTTGACCAGCGAAGAGACGAAGTTGTTGGGCACCACGGCGAGGCCGGTCGCGACGGACGTGCCCAGCACGGCCTTCACGAACTCCTGCGCGTCGGTGTCACCCTGGCGCCGGTTGACGAGTGCCGAGAGCCAGTTGACCTCGTTGTACGGGCCGACGCTCTTGACGGATGGCGAGGCGTTGGAGCCGATGCCACCCTGCAGGATCGCCTGCGCCTTGGCCGAAGCCTTCTCGCGGGCGAATGCCTTCATGCGGTCATCGAGCGACTTGACCTGCTCCTCGACCTTGGCGGCGCGCTGGTCTGCCTCGAGTCGGTCGATCTCGGCCGACTTGGTGGTGATGGCCGTCTGGATCGCATCGATGCGGTCAGCCGGCATGTCTTCCTTGTCCTGGAGCTCCTCTGCAAGAGCCATGACCTCGGCTCGGAGGGCTTCCGCCCTCTCGTCGAGTTCCTTACCCAAGTGATCAGTCCTCCACCCGCTGAGCGCGGACGGGCAATCAGTCGTCGAGACGCCGGAGCATCGCGTCGACACGGATACGGGCTACGACCAGCCGCGCCGCCGCCGGGTCCTTGCCACCTTGCGGCAGGGTCGGTCCCAGGTCCGGGGTCTGATCGGGTTCGGTGAACAGTCCACGAGTGTCCTCGTCGACCGTGATACCGGCGGATGAGAAGTGGTCGAGCGCCTTGATGGGCACGACCCGTGAGAAGGGATTGGCGGGGGTGGTGGTGAGGGTCTGCTCGATATGCGGCCAGACGAGAATCTCCCCATCGGGCGCCTTGCGGACGACATGGCCGAGTGCTCCCGATGAGCCGTACACCTTGCCCGCCGCGAGCATCCGGCTGACCTGCTGCCAGTAGCGGTTGCCGCGGTCGAGCCACATGTCCGCCCACCAGCCATCGGCCGCCTTCTCGAGGTCGCCCTCGTAGCCGATGGCGTCATCGGGCTCGTCCTTGGTCTCATCGATGCCGTGGTGCCACAGCACCGGGCGCTCGCTGAACCAGTGCGGCTTGATGTCGGTCTTGGCCGAGAAGAACTCGCCGTCCATGTCGCGGCCTTTGAACGGACCGCCGAACGGGATGGCCAGCACGCGCCACTTGGCCGTGCCGACCTGCTCGGCCTTGATGGGCATCGCCGTGATCTTCGGCATCGCCTTGCGCTCGGGCATATCAGTCCTCGTCAGCGAGTAACAGGGCGAGGATGGCGTCCTCGTCGTCGAGCAGGTAGGGCTCGGTCTCCTCGAGCAGCGCCGCCAGTCGGCGCCGCCTCTCGGCTTCTTCCGGGCTGTTGATCCCGAACTGGCGCTGGAGACCGTAGCGGCCGCCGCTCCCGCCGAGCACCGCCGGGGGCTGGCCGTTGACCAGGACGCTGACGCTGTCGGTGATGGTGACCGTGTCGGATGCGAAACGGTCCTTGACGTCGGCCAGCACTGAGTCGGCGAACGACACCGCATCGGCGATCGAGCGCAGCAGCCCGACCACGCGGGCCACGGTGTTGCCGAAGCTGACCGAGTCGGACAGGGTGCGCGCGGTCGACTTGGACTGGGCGACCGACTCGCTGACCGTCACGGAGTCCGAAACGGTGCGAAGGTCGGTGAGCGTCCGCGCCACCGAGTCGCTGATCGTGACCGTGTCGTCGACCGTGCGCGAGACGACGGTGCCCGACTTCGATGCGACGACCGACTCGGAGATGGTGACGTTGTCGGCGTTGGTCCGGTTGAGCGTCAGGACCCGAGCGACGCTGTCGGTGAGCCCGACGCTATCGGCGACGGTCCGGAAGACCGACACCAGCCGCGCCACGGAGTCCGTGATGCTGACGCTGTCGGCCGCGGTGCGGACGAGGCTGACGACCCGCGCGACGCTATCGGTGACGCTGACCGAGTCCGAGGCGGTCCGTAGCAGCGTGACCACCCGGGCCACGGAGTCGGATGCTGTGACCGTATCGCTGGCCGTTCGCAGCAGCGTGACCAGGCGGGCGACCGAGTCCGACAGGGTCACCGTATCGGCGACCGTCCGCGGCAGGAGCTTGATGCCCGCCACCGACTCGAAGATGGTCACCGAGTCGGCTGCCGTCCGGAGCAGGGTCAGCAGTCTGGCGACCGAGTCGGATGCCGTGACGGTATCCGAGGCGGTCCGGAACAGACTGACGATCCGGGCGACGGTATTGCCCGCGGTGACCGTATCGGATGCTGTCCGGAGCGCGGTCAGGACCCGGGCAACGGAGTCCGACAGCGTGACCGTATCGGCGGTCGTCCGCAGGAGCGTGACGATCCGCGCTACCGAGTTCCCGGCGGTGACCGTGTCGCTGGTCGTCCGGAGCAGGGTCAGGACGCGGGCGACCGACTCCGAGAAGGTGACGGTGTCTGTGGTGGTGGCTGTCTTGAGGGCGCCGCCCTCGGTCCCGACCGAGTAGTGCTCGGCGATCTGGGTCGGAGTGAGGACGTAGTCGTACCAGGCCGCTTCGTCGAGCCGCCCGTCGGGCTGGGTGCCACCACCGTTGTTGAGGGCGCCGATCTCGAAGAACGCGCCACCCGATGCGATCGGCCCCGTCAGGGCGGTCGGGCCGGCGGCGAGCGCCCCATCGATGTAGATGCGCCCGTTGGTCCCGTCGTAGGTGAAGACGAGGTGATGCGTCGTGGACAGCGACGGCGCAGTAGCGACCATCGCGCCGCCGTTGAGCAGAACGGCGATGTTGTCCGGCGGGCTGTTGACTTGGTACATGACGACGCCGGACGCGCCGTCCCACTGTCCGATGAACGCGCCCGATGACGCGGTGCGCGCGTCGAGGTTCTGCCAGACCTCGAGGCTGATATTGGCCGACAACGTGACGTTGGCGGCGCGGACGAAGCCGACCGCGTTGAAGTCGACCGAGGGATCGGCGTCACCGGAGATGAGTGACGTCGCGGAGACGATGCTGCCCGAGTTCTGGTAGGTGCCGTTGTTGGCACCGATCTCGTCGACCGCGGTCGTACCGCTAGTCTCACCCAGACGCCAATACGAGCGCGGGCCATCGCGCCGTATCAGCGAGTAGTACTTGCTCCTCAGATACGGCTGGCCGGGCCGCCGTTGCAGTGGTTGGGGCGGCCGCCTGAACAGCCCGGGCATGGGGCTAGTTCAGTTCTTGGAAGGTGAT